TTGGTGACAATGGCATTTCCAAGTTGACTAATCTGACCGAATTAAATGCCAAATATAATTTCAAAATAACCAAAAAAATTGATAAACAATTATCATATGACACTTACTTATCAATTATACTAATAATCCAATGAATACACTCATCGATGATATCATTTGGATTATTTTTAACTTATTAGATTTCCAAGACCAGGCAAATTTCAGATTAGTAACCAATTATTTCGCGATTCATTTTCCTATTACTAATTTGTATGATAATGTACCAACTCCTAAACTAACTGACGATATTCTAAAATTATATCCGTTCGCTATCAAATTGAATGCTTATAATAAGTATAAAATAACCAACATTAACCATTTACTCCGATTGCGCATTTTGGATGCCAGAAGTGGTTGTGGAATTGGCGATGAGGGTATTTCTAATCTAACTAATCTGACTAAGTTGGATGTTGAACAGAATTCAAACATAACCAATATCAACCACTTATGCCAATTACGCATTTTGAATGCCGAAAACTATTGCGGGATTGGCGATGCTGGTATTTCCAATTTAACTAATTTGACTGAATTGAATGTTTGTAATAATTCTAAAATAATCAACATCAACCATTTATGCCAACTGCGCATTTTGGATGCCGGAGAGAATTGCGGGATTGGCGATGAGGGTATTTCCAATTTAACTAATTTAACTAATTTGACTGAATTGAATGTTTGCGATAATTCTAAAATAATCAACATCAACCATTTATGCCAACTGCGCATTTTGGATGCTGGAGATAATTGTGGAATTAGCGACGATGGCATTTCCAATTTGACTAATTTGACTGCATTAGATGTTTGGGATAATTCTAGAATAACAAACATCAACCACTTATGTCAACTACGTATTTTGGATGCCAGAGATAATTGCAGAATTGGCGATGATAGCATTTCCAATTTGACTAATTTGACCGTATTAGATATTTGGAATAATAAGAAAATAATCAATATCAACCATTTATGCCAATTGCGCATTTTGTAGATTAGCAGTAAGATCGACGACAGTAGAATTTCCAATCTGACTAATTTAACCAAATTAGATATTAATGAGAATTCTAAAATAACCAACATTAACAACTTATGCCAATTACGCATTCTGTATGCCAGAAGTAAGATCGGCGATGATGGCATTTCCAAATTGACTAATTTAACTAAATTGGATGTTGGGAGTAATTCTAAAATAACTGACATCAACCATTTACATCGGTTACGCATTTTAGATGCCAGATTTAATTGCGGAATTAGCGATGGGGGCATTTCTAGGCTGACCAACTTGACCAAATTGCATGTTTGGGGTAATTCTAAAATAACTAACATTAACCACTTATGCCAACTGCGTATTTTGAATGCTGGAGGTGATTGCAAGATTAGCGATGGGGGCATTTCTAAGTTGACTAATTTGATCCAATTAAATTCTTGTTATAATCCTAAAATAACCATAAAAATTGATAAATAATTATCATATGATACTTACTTATCAATTATACTAATAATCCAATGAATACGCTCATCAATGATATCATTCAAATTATTTTTAACTTATTAGGTTTTCAAGATCAAACAAATTTTAGATTAGTAACTAAATATTTTGCGATTCATTTTCCTATTACTAATTTGTATGATGATGTGCCAACTTATAAACTGACCGATAATATTCTGAAATTATATCCGTTTGCTATCAAGTTAAGAGCCAATGCTAATATAACTGACGCTAACCATTTATGCCAACTGCGCATTTTAGATGCTGGAGGTAATTGCAGAATTGGCGACGATGGTATTTTCAATTTGACTAATTTGACTGAATTAAATATTGGACATAATTCAAATATAACTAATATCAACCATTTATGCCAATTACGCATTTTGAATGCCGGAGGTAATTGCGGAATTAGCGATGATGGCATTTCGAATTTGACTAATTTAACCGAACTGTGTGTTCGGAGTAATTCTAAAATGACCAACATCAACCACTTATGCAAATTGCGCATGTTGTATGCCGGAGGTAATTGCAGGATTGGCGATGATGGTATTTCCAATGTGACTAATTTGACTGAATTGAATGTTAGATATAATTCTAAAATAACCAATATCAACCACTTATGCCAATTACGCATTTTGAATGCCGGAAGTTATTGTGGGATCAGCGATGATGGCATTTCGAATTTGACTAATTTGACTAAATTGGATGTTTGCTTTAATTCTAAAATAACCGATGTCAACCATTTACTCCAGTTGCGCATTTTGGATGCCGGAAATAATTGCGGGATTGGTGACAATGGCATTTCCAAGTTGACTAATCTGACCGAATTAAATGCCAATTATAATTTCAAAATAACCAAAATCAACCACTTATGCCAATTACGCATTTTGAATGCCGGAAGTTATTGTGGGATCAGCGATGATGGCATTTCCAGACTAACTAATTTGACTAAATTGGATGTTTGCTTTAATTCTAAAATAACCGATGTCAACCATTTACTCCAATTGCGCATTTTGGATGCCGGAGATAATTGCGGGATTGGTGACAATGGCATTTCCAAGTTGACTAATTTGACTAAATTAAGTGCTAGTCATAATTCTAAAATAACAAACATCAACCACTTATACCAATTGTGCAGTTTGTGTGCCATTGGTAGGTGCGGGATTAGCGACAATGGTATATCCGGATTAACTAATTTGACTGAATTAGATGTTTTTAATAATCCGAAAATAACCAACATAGGCCTAACCTCGTTATAGACTGGGCCTGGCTAATTTGGATCACATAATTTATTTCCTTTCTTCTTTTTAATAGGCCTGTTGCTAAAATAGACATTCCGACAAGAATTAATTTCATCGAACTTTAGAGGGCGCGAAATAATATGTTCAAATGTTTCGCCATTGAGCAACCTAATGAGGAAATTACAAGAATAAATACCACACTCCGAGCTATCTGTTTGGTAGGCATTCAAATTAATTTGGTAGTCGATTTTTTTGCCCCATTTATTTTTGTAATAATCTCCAAAACCCCCGATAACATCTTTAATCCGCCCAATAGGTTCCTTTCCGGTTGAATCGCAGTAAAAAATTTGGCCTTTAGGTATGTTGATGTACATTGCTACCCAGTGGGATCCGGGTTCCCCATGGACGTCATGATTGAAGACAATGCCTAAACGCTTGATTTTGTCCTTAAGCAACTGGTCAAAATTTAATTTGGTATGATGCAACGAGCAAAATTTCCACTTGTCGCAGTCAGATGGCACGGCCCCTAAGAATTTAAAGTCGGGATAAACTTTTTCATATTGTTCCATGATTTGGTCAATATCAGCAGTCGATAGCCATTCGTTGGGTTTGGTGGGACCCTCGGGCCTGAGGGAACCAACAATATCATCTCGATATTCTTTGCTAACAATCTCATTCATAAATTCTTGTTTGGTCCAACAAAGTTCATTGTGATCACATACATTTAGGAAGCGGTCGTGCAATTCGTTCAATAAATATTTTTTTTCCGGTTTGATATTAATTAATTTAAGTTTGGGTAATTGTTTGTTTGGTTTAGGATGCAATATTTTTTTAGCAACAAATCGGTTGTAGGCCCCGGCTAGCTCTAGTAATTGATTTAAAGTAAAACAAGTCTGGTTAGTAGCATCATATTTATTAGGCGCACATATGTTATTCTCCATTTATATTTTATAATATAAATAGATAATATTATTTGTTTCGACTCTCCCAAAAGGCATTATTTTTTTCAATTTTGAGTCTCCATGGATTCTTTTCTTGGTATAGGGGTTCAGCAGTTGATTTTTTATTAGCCCTCATATAATCTTTGTGGACCTTTTCGAAGATAATTGGGGTGCTTCTGATGCCAACTTCTTTGACAAGTGTAACTAAATCATCGAGTTTGTTTGGATTAGACCTGTAAAACTGTACATAATTCCAAAATTGCTCTAAGATGGGTAGTTGTTTCTTAAACCATTCCCCATCAGCCTTAATCAAATGGCAGGATATTTTATTAAACTTAAAATATAATATGCGATCAATCATGTGAGTTTTGAATGAAGGGTGGAGATGGTAATTCATAACTTGGGATGCAATCCACTTTTTAATCTGGTCGGTGGTCATATGCATAGATTCGGGGTAAATATATTTAGCCCTGAGCACATAAGTCGTATATTCATCATAAGTATTGTCTTTGATTTCTTTTTCGGTCAATTCAATGCGGGGTTGATTGGGGTCATATTTCGGAGGTATTAATTCGAATTTACGGGGGACTAATTGGATGAGACATCCCTTTTCCAATCCTGATGATTGGGACAAGGTTGGAACTCTGGGATCAGAATCTGCTACAAAATCTTCCCAGGTGTCGTACTCGGATATTTCGCACTGGAGGAAATCGCATTCATCCATTTCGGTGACAAACAGTTGGGTCTGGACCTGGACGTAGTAGTCGTGAGGGACAATGTCGCCGTCCAATTTGCCTTGGAGTTTGATTTTGCGACTAAAGGGGCATTTGATTTCAAGGAGGCGCCCAGCCAAACTAGACAGTAAAGAGCCATCGAGACTTTTGGGTTCGCAAATTCCATCAGGACTAGCCCCGATGAATTTATGTTTGGCATGGAGGATCATGCCATATTCGGCTACTTGCACGTTGTTCCTAAAACCGTAATACATATTGGCTATTTCTTCATACTTTTTACCATGGTGCACGGCTTTGTTCTCCATAAATTCAGGGCATCTGCCACATTTATCTAAGAGCAACCAGGCCGGGTCCTTGTGGGAATCTTCATCGAGGGCAATCGCAATAGCCGTAGCGGTCAAACATTCCTTGCGCTGGTTCAACCACTCTTTGGATTTTTGTTCGAACTGAGGGATGGCTTTAATTTCAATGATTCTGGCTTGGCGCCTCAGATGGTTCGGATCCTTAAATGTAGAGCCCGTATAATCGTACTTATGAGAAACTAAATCTAAATAAGAAGAAATGTTTGTGGGGTCGTTATTGTCTTGGCTACCTGATCCAGCTTCTGAACTGCAGGTGATATCGGAAGAGATAGATTTCGAACTATTGTCAGCGGTATATTTCTCATGAGAATGAACCAAATCATTGGAACTAACTTCGATATCACTGGATTTTGATTCGTAGTTGAGGGATAGAGTCTCATCATAAATATAAATTGTTTTGTTTTTCTTGGTAACTTTTTGGTATTTCCTAAATAAGAGATGTGAAATAACAGTATTCAATTTAGATTTAGGAACATCCTTATTTTTCAAATGGAGTTCTTGAACTAAAGCATTAGCTAATTCATCCAATTCGTG